GTCTAAAGTTGCAGAGATTAGCAAGTACAGTTATCAGCGTGGACAAACTGTGTATTTGGATGTGGATCGAGATTACCCTATGTTTCTCAGGTGTGCCCACGCAAAGAATTACTTAGTTGAGTTAGAAGATAAATGGACTAAGAAGGCGAGCCCAATTCGAAACTACGAACCCTTTTGCGAGATTGATTGAAAGCACCAACTTGTTCCTCAATTGTATTATCTGCTTCATTCAACATTGAAGGAGCTACGAAACCACTTTCGCCTCCAATCATGGGAATTTGTAGATAACTATTGAGGAACTTAGTTGGATTTAACATAACTAAACTACTTCTTCATTCCACCTTTAGTTCCACCTTTAGCACCAGCTTTACCGCCGCCTTTAGTGCCACCTGTAGCGCCACCTTTTTTAGTCATGCCAGCCATGAGACTTAAAACGAAGTACACCCAAGTATAAGGACATTTGTTTACTGAAACAATATTACATAAAATCTATTCAGTCATCTTAGTATAACTAATATATCTTTTCTAAAAGAGGCGCAAAACACGACTCAATTTTAATGGTTTAAAAAGAGTATTGAGTATAGTATGTTAAGCAGAAGCACTACCTCAGTGTGCATTAAGTAGCCATCTATATAGTTGTGTAACTGTTTACTTGCTTTTTCTGCCTCAATCTGCAATCATGTTAGAGAACTTTCAATGAAAATGCTTTCCAGACAATCCACGGGCACACAGAAGTTTGATGTTTTTATTCGCGAGAGAGGTAGATGGCGCTTTAGTTGTTGCGTTGAAGCAGACAACGAGTTTTTAGCCAAACTTAAAGTTCTAGATGAGAACCCCGTTATTCCTGATTCATCTATTAGTGTGTACCCTTGCCGTTAGCAAACCATGAGCACTCGTTCTATTTTTAGAATAACAGCAGCTGTGTATCTTGTTTTAACACTATGCTCTTTCTTCTTTTTTAACTTCTTCTTCAGCGTCATACTACTAGTTTGTGCTCTCGTTTTGTTGAGCATAAACTGAGAAGGACGGTTCTTTTAACGTAAAGTTTACGTTAAAACGCAGGTTCAACTCCTGCGCTTACTCCTTGCCTCTTCACTGAGGCAGAGCATACATTGCTTTTATAGCTTTGGTGTGCTACCATTCGTTTGGGAACACCTCCCCTCTCTTTATCTTTTTTAAATAACATGACTCCTACCTTCCTCTCCCTCAGGCAAGACGCTGAACTCGCTGCTAATTCTTGGAACGAGTTTGATATTGCCACCTTGGCTTGCACCGAAGCTTTTGGAATGCCTTTTCAAGTAGCAAAAGACAGCCTGACTAACAACATCACAGTTGCCGATTCAAAGAAGTTTGATTTGTCTGTGTTTAGTGGAGCTGAATCAGCCTTTAAATTCCCAGACATAGAAACAAACATTGTCGTTCGTGTAACTCGTAAACCCACGGCACACACAAAGTTAGAAAAGATTGACGAAAAGATTGACTTGTTGGAGCAAAAAGTCAAAGTCGCAAAGATCGAGCGCAAGAAACTGATTGAGCAACTAGCTATCACAGGTGGCATTGATCTGGTAACCGATAAAATTAACCTCGCTTTCACCCGTTTAAAATAATGTATCGCGTCTGCTCTTTTATCTTTCTTTCCCTGACGTTTGCAGTTATCACGTGCGCAGCGTTGGGTTACGACCTTTTAGCTTGGGAAAGCAAGCAACAAAATTTAATATGTAAAACTGCCGAGATTAACCGTACTGGTTGCTTTCCAGACTAGTATGGCTTTGGATACAGCATCTGAGAGCCGTGTAGGGGCGGCTCTTTTTTTTATCAACTTCTTAAATTAACGTAACTAACCATGAATTATCTACTTTCCTGCTCAATTTCTGCCAGTGTTCGTCAAAGCATTCAGATTCAATTTGACGATCTTAAGCTTCCAGCTTCAGTTATAAACACATTAGAGCAGAACAACACTGTCTCTTTGCGACCTACATTGTCCACAGCATTAAAGACAGAGTTAGATTCGTTGCGTGTCATGCAACGCGAACTGTACGACAACTACTGCATACACTTCGGTGACAATCACTTCGTTACAGCTAACTACTTTAACGATGCTAACAAGCTAATCAAACAAATACGAGGTGAGGTTAAAGAAGCAAATGAACGACTCTCAGGACTCTGGGAATCGGAACATTGTAAATGGCGTAACACAGTTGAAGGTTTCTTACTTCCTTTGTTTACCGATGAGATGGAGTACAAACTTGCTAGCGATGCTTACATGCGTGTGTTTCCTACTCGTGAAGAATATCGTAATCCTGTACAGGTTCATGTCGTTGGCCCGTTACCTATATCTTTAGAGGTTGCATCTGAGCCAACAGCAGATGATGTAGGCTCATTGCTCGTTTATGAGAATTCAATAAACACAAGAGAAGTAATTGAGGCTGCTCATGCAAGCGCAGCAGATAAAGCTCTGTTATTAAGTGCGGAATTACTGGATGATTTAGATGTACGAACTGTTACTAAAGTTGGTCGCCAACAAACAGGAGGTGACAGAAAGCGAGGCTCGTGGCAGCTTACAGCAGAGAGATTGAAATTAATCAGTGACTCTGTTGCAGGTTTTGACGGGTTAGCACAACTAGCAGATAAATTGTTAGCTTCAGGAAATGCGATACAGTCTCCTATGAGGCAGATACGCGAAGAGGGCTGCACTAACTTTCAAATAGTTCAACAAGAGATTCGTGCTGAGTTGGAATCAATCGTAGCTACGCGAGACTCATCGAAAGGTCTTGAATCGTTGCAGAGATCATTAGCTTTATCTAATACGTACACAACATTATGTGAACGAATTAAAACAGCAGAGAACATTACTTCCCTTGATCTTCTAGCTGTGGACTCTAATCTTGAATTAGAGATCTACGCACAACGATCTAAGCAACTTAATAAATTAATCAAACAACGTCGAGAACTTATCAGTGTAGCGGGAGACAATTTAGATAATTTAATTTCCGATACAAAAGCAGCATCCCTGACACAACAAGAGCCTGACTTCTAATGAAACGAATTGTTTATGCAATTAAATCTAAAGAAGGTTACTTAGCTGACATTGAAAAGTACACAGACGATCCGGAGAAAGCAGTTACTTTTATGTACCTTGATACTGCTATACAACGATTAACTTCAGTTAAAGATAAATTAAAACATAACTGCTCTGTTGTAGAACTAAGTTTAGATTTTCCAAGAAGGATTGCAACACGCTTATACGTTTAACTCTAACTTTATCCAACACCAAATCAAAATTATGAACGACTCTTTGTTTACGTCTCTTCAAACATTTAGAGCGAATCTTAATGCGGCCACGCTGGAACGTCAACATGTAATTGACGGTCTTTTAGCCACTCTTTTGAGTAAACAAAATGCTTTCCTTCTTGGCGAACCAGGCACAGGCAAGTCAGATCTTGTCCGTAACATATGTGGAGGTATTTCTGGCGCTAATTACTTCGGTTATCTATTGACGCCAACTACAGATCCCTCAGAGATATTTGGTCCTGTTGCGGTTACAAAACTGTTGAAGGACGAGTACACTCGCGATGTTGTAGGGTACCTCCCAAACGCTCACATCGCTTTTACTGACGAGCTGTTTAGAGGATCCTCTGCTATCCTTAATTCACTTTTAACTCTACTGAACGAACGGACATATAACAATGGCAAAGAAGTTATTCAAACTCCCATTCAATCTATTGTTGCAGCGACCAATTCTTGGCCTGATGAAGAGTCCCTCCAAGCATTTGCAGACAGATTTCTCTTCAGACCCACAGTGGAGTTTCTTAAAAAATCCACTTCGAAACGGATCCTTGACAGCTGGGCTCTTGGGTTGGAAGAAAGACCAACCGTAACCCAGCACTTAACTTTAGACCAGCTTACCCAACTGCAGGATGAAGCTAAGACAATAAAAATATCAGAGGATTTTATCGATAAGTATGGCGAAGTGTGGGATATGTTAGCGGGACGAGGAATTGTAATTAGTGATCGCAGAAGAGTTCAAATTCTAAAGTTCTTAAAAGCTTGGGCAATTGTTTTAGGTGATGACGAACTTGTACCAGAACACATGCACGATTCCCTTGTGCACATCGTGTATCAAAACATAGAGGACAGAGAGACAATAGTAGAAGTCTTAGAACAAATTATACCCACGGCGGATAAAGTGTTTGCTGATGCTAAAAGAGCTGCGGCAGGAATAATGACGGAGTACAACCTTAATGCAAACAAGCTTCACTCACGTGGGATCTCAGATCTAAATGATTTTGTTGTTCAACTCAGAAAATATCATAAAGACATGAACACTGTAAAGGAAAAGATCAACGAGATTCTTGATGGTACTAAGTATCGTATGAACTTAAGGTCACGGCAAAGCGGAGTAAAGCTGCAGAAACAACTAGAAAGCTGGTGTGAAACTCTAACCGTTGCCATAAGCGACATAAGCAAGTAACCTGAACCCATCCTCCACCCACAACAATCCAAATGTCAAACGTTAAAGCAGAAGATTTAATCCTCGTTCGAAAACGACTGGCTGATTTTATTGAGATTGCGGAGGAGATAAAGCCTGTCTCTGCTTACGACAAGCTTGTGACTTTACTCATAGATTTAGATCGAGTAATTACAAAATCTAAAAAACAATTATGAAACTTAACAGACAGACAGACTTTGTAAGGCTTACGCACAACGAGCCACTGACACTTGCTTGCTCCGCATTAGCTGACTTTTTGTGGAATGACTTCATCAGTGATGCAAAGCCTTCTTTAACTTATTTGATTGACCATTACAACATCAAAAGTTTATCTCGTTTTGGTAAAGAACTCTTTGAACGTCTGTACAACGCAGACGAAGTTAAGTGGCTAGTTACAGAGGAGGCTTACGAGACTTACTTTCGCGCCCAACAGAATGGAGAAGACGTAAGGTTCCCAGAAGGGTATAAGCCCGAGAATTCTATATGGTATGCAATTATGTCTGACTTAAGTGCCGCCGCCGCATGGCCACAGCTGTTAGGACGTTGTGTGGGTAATCAATTTAACGCTGGAAACAACTCTGTAAACATATTGAATCAGCTAGCTGACTTGTTAGAGCAGTTAATAGAAGAGGATAAAGTTGACGTTCAACTCGTCTTTAACTCAGGTGAGCAGCTAACTAAATTGAGAGAAGCTTTTCAAGAAGCTCGTGCTAATGGCGATACTGCAGAAATGAATACACTGCGAGCACAAGGTCGGGCACTTAACCAAGCACTCAATGAAGCTGTAGAACACTTAAAGAATCAGTTAAGTTCACAAGCAAGCCAAATGATCGATAAGACCAACAGAGAATCAGATAGTTTAGACGATTCTCTTTCAACTTTATATGGAGATGAGCAGGGAACAGGATTTCATACAGCAGACCTACAGACCAAAAAAGATTTAGCTCTTACTTTAAGTAAGAACCCAAAGTTAAAAGCTTTGGCGAAGAAATTAGGTGCTCTTCGTAAAGTCTGGCAGGAACGTAAGAGAGCGAAGATATTAAAGTCAAAATATGAATCTATTAACGGTGCAGTTTTCTCTGACGATATTACACGAGCTTTCCCAATAGAACTTGCACTGGCTGCTAGCGACAAAGGTAAAGCTCTGTTTGCTTTAAAATTCTCACAGAAAACCTTGTTAACAAAAGACTACGACACCTCATTAAAGAACATAGGCAAAGGACCAATAGTAATGTATGTCGATGTTTCTGGTTCTATGGGAGGAGAGTCAGAACTCTGGTCTAAAGCGATAGCTTTTGTAATCTCAGAAGAAGCATTAAAGGAAAAGAGAGAAGTACAAATATACTTATTTGACACACGAGTAGAACGAGAAGTCATTCTTAAATCTAATAGAAAAACAAACAAAGACCTTCTAGATTTTGTTGGTACGTGGAGTTTAGGTGGGGGAACTAGTTTTAATTGTGTAGTAACCCACGCGATACAAAAGATTAAAATGGAGGATCGTTCAGACTTTCTTCTTATTACGGATGGTCAATCAGAGGTTCTAGAGTCTAATATCAGGACGCTCAACACGGTTAAACAGCGTACGGGAACCCTCTGGAGTACAGTCTGTATCGGGACTCATGTCCCATCAATTGTGCACAAGTTTTCAGATGAAGCTTACTCCGTCGACGTTTCTGCACCCGCAGAAGCTGTCGATGTAATTCAAAAATGTATTAGGTGATCTCAATGCCACGTCCATCAAATGATCAAATCCTAGAGCTATGGCGCGACTCGAACGCATCCGCTCGCATAGATGAACCCGCCCCTCCTACGGATCTCGTGATAGTCAGCTTTGCTGATGCGTTACTAGATAAGTGGCAGTATTCGGAGAAGGATACTAATTTGGACAATCTTTTTGACAATTCAAATTGGATATGGGCTGACGAGGAAGAAGGGTTTGAACAAGAAATGACAGTATTTAATTAACGTTTTAACTTCTTTACTACGATTGTTTACTGCGCTATGACTCCTGATTTCTCTGAGTACTTCGCTCTAGATTCAACTCTATATAGTGGTTTAAGATGGCTTAAAAGAAACGGACGTATGTCTCCCGGCGAACCCGCTGGAACAATATATAAAACTAAGAAATATTATGTAGTTCAGCTTCTTGGAAAGAAATATAACTGCAATGATATTATTGATGTGCTTGTAAAACAAAGAATAAAACCTCTTAACTAAATAAACAATCCAACATAAAACAATGCCTGATTCTCACTTCCACGAAACGTTACTCGACCACTGTTGCACAGTCTTTTTGAATGTAAGTCGAGGTCTAAAGCTATCCACTCGCTCTGTATGGCAACAGGAAATGCAGGATCCAATGGCTGCTGTTCTAAGAACGTTGGCTCAAGAACTTGTGTCTAATCTATTAAAGCCAGAGGACGACGAGTACAACAAGGTTTTGTTTGACATAGAACAATATCTTTTAATGAAAGCAAACGAGCACCTGGACGACGAAAGTTAACTCAAAACAAACCACAAGCCCTTTAACTCTAATTAAACACTCGCTTTGGAGCAAAAGCATGAATGCCGCTGAAGAAATAAATAAAATAAAACAAACATACTATTGGGATTCAAGTTTAGAAAACTTGGCTAATTGGATAGTTTGTGCTCTTTGGACAGAATGGCAAACAAAAGACACCGATAAAGAACCTTACCTAGAGGATTTAATCTTTAAGTACAAAGAAGCAATAGTGGAATACAACTTTGCAAAAAAACTATTTAACGTAACGTTATGGTGCGAAACAGAGTCTGTTTACAACGTGGTACTACCTTTAGACTCTTACTTACATTCCGCTTACGGAAATAAAACATTTAAAGAAGTATGCTCAAACATCGTTTTTGACATTCAAGAATTAGAATTCCTGTCGTTTACCGTGGCTGAAGATATTAGTATATGGATTAAAAATATAGTTAATGTTTACGAAGAAGTTTGTGCTATTTAAAATCAAACGTAAGCGGGTAGACTCGGACGCATAGGAAGCTGTTCCTGCATACGAGGGATTAGCCTTTGCTCTCCGGGTAAAACAGGTTGAGTGTATCCGCTGTTTCCTCTAGGTAAAGCACCTTTCTTAAATATGTCTTCTCCCACGCCGGCAAGTAACTCGGGGTTCTCCATCAAATAACGACTCAGAAACTCTTCAGATGGTGATACGCTTCCTTCAGTTAACATTGCAGATAGACTTCTTCAAGAAGCTTAGCACTGATACGTTACCTATTCTTAAGACCCTTAAAATTAAATTTTTATAAAACACTTGACATGCTTGGTATGTCCAGTACATTGGGCTTGTCAACGGACTTTATTATGGACATCAAATTCAAATACCAGGGTTGCACTCTGGAAAATCTCGAAGCTATCGCCTTAATGAAGGCAGCTAAAGCACCTCAACCGTTTGAAGTGGATTTAGGTAAGCTTATTGACATTAAAGTGATTGACAGCCAAAAGCTGTTCAAACTTAGTGTCGAACAGCAGAACCCCGCGTTAGCCAATCTAGCTTTCAAGCTTGCTACCACGGAGAAAAAGGAGTTTAAAGTTGTTGTGAAAGCACCAACTTCAGCCAAGGTATCGAAAAAACAGGAGCCTGTAACAAAGACACAAGCTGTTGACATTGTAGATTACCTTAATCGGAAGTCTTGTTACCGCAATGCAGGAGCTACTCTACTACTGCATTTCTGTACAACAACTGAGTCCCGTGCAATACGCGACATTGCAGTAGAGTTTGCGAACAAATGTCTTTCTGAATACAAGATTGATCCCAGATCAGTTGTATTCCGTGGCTTCACTAAAACTAAGACCGGTCTTCTCGAGCCGATTGAAACGCATTCTGCTGTCATACGCCGTGATTCTTTCCACGTCAGCCCTTTATACATCGCTTTACGTGCGGGTCTTACTTACTGCGATAATAACGGGTTGCTGTCTATTCGTCAGCAGTATTCCAACGGTTCCCATAGCGAAAACGCAAGTGCTAAAGCGGATTTAATGCGTCGCATGTTCTACACCTTCAAACTTACCGGCAAAGGAAACGAAGTGAAAGAGACTTGGGGTGATATGGAAGCATACTTAGTTAAATTCTTTAACTCCCGTCACGCTTAACTTTCTATGGAAACTTACAAGAGCCGCGAGAATCAAACTGAAAAAGAAAGGTGTATGAATGATTTCTCAGATACAATATGCACTTATATTGACACAATAGGATCTGAAGAATTAATATCTTGTTTTTGGTCTAGTATCAACGACTTAATTAAATACCACGACGGAGAGTGTCAAAAATATCTGGACCTAGTTAAATTTAACTGGTCGTTTGCATCTTTACTTGCAGACGAAAAGGAAGATGAAACAGAACAGCAAGTGGCGCAAGTCAATATAGAATAAATTTTAGATCGGTAGCGTCCTCGCGCTTTGCGCTGCGGGGGCGCTTTTTTATTTACTACTAAAATTCTAATGCACATTAATTACATAACGTCTCGCCCAGAGTACACTCAAGCAATTAAACTTCTTTCTGATTACAAAAAACTTTGCCTTGATTTTGAAACAACAGGACTCCAAGCTAGGTTGGCTAAGCCGCGCCTACTCCAACTTTGTGACAGCTGCCCGACTATTACGGATCGTACAGTATATGTTTTTGACTTATTTAAGATTCAAGCTGATACGGAATTAAAGGATCTGATTGAATCCCGTGAAATGCTTATAGGTCAGAATTTAAACTTCGATCTACAGTTCCTTTACTACCTAGGTATAGATTTTAAGAATAAAATATTCGACACCTACATAGCTGAGCGGATACTTCGAGCTGGTTTTAAGGAGAAGCGGGTAAGCCCACAAGCGCAAAAAGTTTACTTTGCAGACATCTCTTGCGGACTAAAAGCAATTGCTGAGCGTCGCTTAGGTATTGAACTAGACAAAGAACAACGCAGAACAGACTGGTCTCAAGACGACTTGACATTAGAACAAATAGAGTACGCAGCCAAAGACGTAGACATATTGCCGAGTATCGCAGCGGATCAATTAGCTGAAATGCAAGAAGAGAATTTAACTCCTATTTTCAGCGTGGAATCAAAGTGTGTCCGACCTGTAGCTCTCATGTGCTACAACGGATTTGGCATCGACATTACTAAATTAGTTTCCTTACGCAAAAAAGTAGAAGACGAGTTAACCGCGAAGACAGAACAGTTTATTTCGGAGCTCGACTCTAGACTACCAGAACAATTAAAGCTCCCAAAAACCCTTGAAGGTCTTGTTGCTATTGGAAAAAAACCAAAAAAAGAGTTTAACCCTGGCTCAACAGCTCAAGTTGTCTCGGCCTTTAATGCTTGCAATATACAGTTGCCTGCTGACGCCACGTCGGGCAAGGCGACGCTTAATCAAATAGCTTTAGCCGAGTTTGATAGTGATGACTCGACACTCATCCTTTATCGCGAACGAACAAAGATCGAGACAAGATTAGAGCACGTAAATAAATTACTGACTAATGTACATCCGATAACGCATCGAATTCACTCTGGATATAACCAAGTAGGAGCAAACTCAGGTAGGTTCACCAGCAGTGGACCTCCTAAAGCAAGTAAAAAAGAGGGTAAATCGGTTTATGCTGTAAATATCCAGCAGATCCCACGGTCAAAAGATTTCAGGGAATGCTTTGTAGCTGCTGCAGGATATAAATTAGTCATTTGTGATTGGGCTCAGATTGAACTGAGGTTAGGTGCAGAATTAATAAATATTCCTCAGATGAAAGAAGCCTTTGTCAAAAACTTAGACCTACACGTGTTAACAGCAAGTCTTATTTACAAGATCGACATCTCTGAGGTTACCAAAGCTCAACGACAAGAAGGTAAGACACTGAACTTTGCTCTTCAGTACGGTATGGGCTACCGCAAATATAAAACTTATGCTGCTCAAAGCGGAAAGATGATTAGTTTATCCGAAGCTAAAATCGCTCACGCTGCTTTTCACATTGCATATCCACGCTTACGTGCGTGGCACCAAGAACGAGCAGCTCTTGTTCAAGACGGCTGGGCATACGTGAGAACTGCTTGTGGTAGAAGAAGATTACTTAGTTACGATGATGCAACCATGATGTGCAGTGCAAACACCTTAATTCAAGGCAGTGGAGCTGACATCTTAAAATTGGCTATTGCCGAGTTAAATCAACACTTGAATGATGATGTTCGTTTAATAACAGCAGTTCACGACGAACTTGTGCTGGAAGTAAAAGAAAATCTCGCTGAGAAATATAAAGAAATTCTTGAATCGATCATGATTGATGCAGCTAATTTCGTTCTAGACTCAGTTCCGTCCTCTGCTGACGCTTCAGTGGGAGACTCATGGGCATCGAAGTAAAAAACATGACTAAACTTCTTGAGCAACCTATTCTTTTTTCCGAGGCCGATATGGCTTCCAGCTCTACACTAAATTTTTACGAGGTATGGGTTATAGAAAACCCAGAGGGACTCTACGTATGCGCTTTTCTAAAGAATAAAAAGATTGTTGATTATTGTTCGGACAAACACGATGCCGAATTTTACAAGACATACGAAGAAGCATCTTTAAACGCTAAGACCTTAGACATGACTGTGCAAAGAGGACATAGAATTCGCCGGTTCATCACCAAAAAAATTCAAGCTGAAGTTTGCTAAGATAAAGCAGAATCAAGTAAACTCATGCGTTTTGCAGGTAATATATTCAACGAGGACGTGCAAGAAGAAGATGACGAATCTTTACTTTCTAGCTATTTTCCTGATTTAAAAAACATATACCGCCCAAAATTTAAAAATAAAGTAGCTACACCTGTCTCTCAACCAGGGGAATCCACGGGTTCATCCTCGTACTCATAAACTCTATACAAACCATGCCCTACTTTCTCGCTGGTAAACCTCTTGCAAAAGGTCAATCCTTTTCTGCAGGAGATACGTTATTTCCTTCTAATTTTCTAGATCTGTCTACTGCAGAAGAGCGCTCCTCACTAGGTATTAAAGAGGAAAGTGATTCACCAAGCACAGACCTCTCTGAAATTAAATTTGGTGGAGGCGACTTTCAAGAGAACGACTCGCTACGTAGTAAGGAGGAAAGTGAGTCACCAAGTACAATTCCCTCTGAAACTAGATTAGCTGGGGGTAACTTTGAAACATCCGTACCCACGGTAACAGAGTCTCCCAAACAAGAGTCGAATGCAATTATTGACAACGAATTTCCAGATTTAGATGCTACGACAAAATCATATATTGAAGCCTTAGGCCAAGATTTCTTTAAAGAAAATATAGCGCCTCGGTTGGCTGGTAGTCGTTTTGAAGCTGACAAAGAAGGAGTAACTTATAGAAAACCCTCAAACCTTAAAGGAGGTGTTTTAAGTTATAACAGACAAGATAAAATACAGCCTCCTACTCCAGAACCGGATTCCTCTGACTCAGGCTCGCAAACTCCTGCTTTACCTCTAACGTTTACACCGCCGCCAGGTTCCCCACCAAAAATTGAATATCCTACGGATACGAAGCCTGCTATAGCTGCTGCTCCTCTTGTGCGCGAACCAGAAAAGGTTCCTGAAATAATGGCTATGTCAAGATATCAAAATGCGCAGTATGGTTTCTTAGATACAGGAAATCCTGCGGACGTTAGTCTTGCTACCAGTATGGGTTATACCTCTCAAGGCCCAACTTACAATTTATTTAAAGATCAAAACATAGCTAAAAATACTACCGATGTCTTTAGAGTAGTTAATCCTGCTACAGGTAATCATTTTTTGACAGCGAGTAGAGCAGAAGCAGATGCGGCAGCTGCTGGAGGTTTTATTAATGAAGGAGTGGCAGGAGAAGCATATAGTAGTCCACAAGAGGGGTCAGCAGCAGTTCAACGTTATTACAATGCAACAACAGGCCAACACTTATTAACTAGTAACGCAGCAGAAGCTTTTGGTTTGGCAAACCAAGGATATAACTACGAAGGTATTGCTTTCTACGCTCCGCAATAAAACAAGTGTTATTAAAAGAATATAATCTTGAATTTGACAGAAAGGATAAGAAAATACAACTATACGTAAAAGCTAACAATAGCAACCACGCTGTGGCTCAGGCAGAAGATATTTGTCGTTCGTTGGATGCCAGTTCATTTAATTTAAACTATGGAGCCTGTAAGGAATCCAATCTATCAACTTTATTTAAAAAACTTGCTTTGAATTTATTTGACTATAAAGTTTGCGTACCTTGGACAGGGACATTTAGCAATAACGTTCCCTGTATTTACGTTTTTAAACAACGTTACTACGTACGAAATTTAATTCTTAAATATTTAGATATACCAAAAGAAGGTGCTACAGCACGTCCAAGCTGCCCTTGTAAATCTTGTATCAATCCATATCACTTTTCATATCGATTCGGAAAAAATTCAAAATTAACTGGCGGTGACCTGCAAATGCTCCTAGCCTTCATGGGTCAAGGCGCTGGCGTAAGCCAAGCAGCTAAGGCTCTAAAGGTACACCGTTCAACCATCTATCGGAAACTCAAGAATGAACATTTTTCTGTTGGGTCTGAAAATTACAGACCTCGCTCAAACTGACGAACAAACAATCAACGTCTTAGCCGAAGCTCTTCCGTCAAACGACAGACGAGTCAACACAAAAGTTCAACTCCTACAAAACAAGGATCATTATGTTGGTAAACTTTTACAACAACTTCAAAAGAATGAATCTGTTTTAGCGATTGGTCCCACAAGATCAACCGTCGACGGTGTGCTGCAGATGCAACCGATGCTCGTGGTGTCCAAAGACAACTTTGATGACCTGCTTGCAATAAACCTATTCATCGCCGCCGGAGGTCTTGGACCTAAGGCAGACGAGGTAGAACTTTCTGATACGACAGTAACCAATCGGTCTTTGGCGTGGCAAGCGGAAAACTCTGAAACTTGTTGGTTCAAGCTCACAGCGTGGGCGGAATTGTCTAAACAGTTATCTGACTTAGCTCCTGGAACACCAACGATTGCTGTTGGTAAGGTATCCACGAGCGAAAAAGACGATAAAAGCTATCTAAACTACACACTGGATAAGATTCTTTACTTACCCAAATCCTCCAAGCCCGCACCTAAAAAAGCAGCTGACCCTGAAAAAGGTAAAGTTGCAGCGGCGGCTATTGGATCAATCGACTTCTCCCTGTAATTCTGGTATCTAATCATGGTTTTTATTGCTAGCCAATTTTCCGAAGAAGAAATTCTTGCCAACGTTCCTCCTCACACACTACGAATTGATCTGCAAGCTCGACGGTGGAAATCAGATGTAGATTCTGACTCAGCAATCATCGATGCAAACGACAACGGGATTCCAATTGAGTTCATCCTTTTAGGGTTTACTCCTTTCTACGGAAATATGGGAATGCGAAACCAAGAAGAATTTATTCGTATCGCGTACATAGGTGTTACTCCAAAACATCGCTTGTTACCTCCGCGTTGCGTAACCACTTCTATGATTTCCGGTAAATCAAGCCAAAAGAATTTTATAGCTTATTTTCAAACTCTTTACAATAACAGAATTAACTGTGCTTCAATAATTACTTCAAGTAAATTTGTCACTCGTTCCTTTAACGAACGAGATCCAGTAACTGGAGCTGACGGGGCGAAAATAAACTTTAACGCTTTAGAGTTTAAAGATCGCCCTGCACAGAACGAAGAAGAAGAAAAACTAATAAAAGATATTATTGATTGGTTAGGATCCACGGGGTCTGATTCAACTGTGCATTGCTTAAAGTCACATATCCCAGGCTCCGACTTAATTGAATTACCTTTAGGCTCTGACCATATTTCGATTAAAGCGCAGTTTGCGGCTACTCGACCAGAGGTAGAAGGTTCTCCTAAACCACGCATGTTTTCCCCAGTCGCTGCTCCTGCTTCGGAAGACGCGATTGTTATAAAGGCTGAACCTCCGCAGCCAAAACGTAAAAAAGCAGTAGAACTTACGGAGGAGCAAGCCAAAGCACTAGGCGTCGATTTCTAGACTATAGTTTTTGTTGGAGCAAACCTAGCGTCGGCATTCCCGGCGCTTTTTTATTACAAATCAGATGTTTTGTCCAAACCCAAAATGTACCTGCATAAGCACACAAGTACTTCACGTCCGTCAGAAAGGTAATGGAAAAACTAGAAGACGTTTGTGTCCGATGTGTAATCTTAGATTTTCCACGGAAGAAATATTACTAGTTCCACACGGTAAAAAACTTATTAATCCCTATACCTTAAAAGCTGCTTCCTCGAGAGGATCGGATCATCCAATGGCCGTGTTGACAGAAGAAAACGTGGTATCTATGCGCAGAGAGGCCAAAGAAGGTAAGACTCGGAGAGAGTTACAGATTAAATATGGTATGAGTAAATCTCAGATAAATAGAATCATTCGTCATCAGTCGTGGGCTCATGTTTAGTCTCCTCCGTAATCGAACGTCGATCTATTTCACGTGGTACTAAAAGATCAGTCAACGGGGGAAGAGTAATCCCGTTTTTAACACACCAACAAACTAAACCAGAAAACAATCGCTTATTTAAAAGCTGGTGTTTATGCACTTCTTCAAAAATCTCTAAAAGTTGCTCTCTGTCAAGCTTTTTAGCTTGCATAAGAACACGTTGATGCAGAAAACTCTGTTCTGTATCAAGCCAACTTAGATTCAGCATGGCTTAAATCTGAATTGCATTAACTCTAACAACACCTCTCTAGACAGACAACCCTTATGTCAGTACACTATGACTTCCGACGAGATCCTCATGGATGACTTTTATGTGGTTCCAGACGGTGTAACGCACACACTGCTCAAGCACACGTACGTGTCGGGCAACATATTAGTGCCGCACGATCCTAACAAAACGTTAAGTGTTCAACTTCAAAAACACAGGTGCACGGTCACGACAAACGAAGACCCCTCAAACTTAGTGGACCCAATTTGGTGGGTCTCTATGCGTGAGAGAAACTACGATTGGGTCGTGTGCTCGACAATGGGTTTAAAAGAATACAGTGAATACATATTGGAGTACGGTATGTCGATCGCAGTAAATGGTGTCGCGTTTTTAGATAGGTTATCTTTCCTAGAACCCGTAGCGAAGAGACGAAATTTTCTACTAAAGAACAAGCTTTCTAATATGGTCGTTTTATCGCCACGGCCAAAATTTAGATCGATAGGCTCCTCTAAGGACTCGGTTACTGCTTGCTGGTTTGTCTTTCAGAAGCCAGATAAGTGGATGGATGGCACGATGGTGAGTTACGCAGTAAATTGGGAAAACATCGGGGCACTCCCAGAGTTACCAGCATGACATCACGTAGTGAGAAATTCGAGCTCTTTCAGAAATCTGTTCTGGACCATTTGACAAAAGTAAACAATAAGCTGGATAGACTCTGCGCCATCTCGGTCTCGAATCAACTTTTGCAAGAATGCGTAGGACCTGATGGCTCCGGAAGAACTGCAGAAGAATGTGCCGATATAGTTGTAGAGAGTTTTATGGCCGGTATTTGTCTTACGGACGAACTAGACAACAGAACACGTGAATTCGATTATCAAAAATCAGAGTTCTTTATAGATGAGGAAGTAGAAGACGAGGAAGATGAGGAAGATGAGGATGAAGAAGACGAAGACCCAAATAACTCCAATGCTCCTCGTCGCCCAGTTAACGCTTTTTAATCAAAGTAAGCTAGAGTTTGGTTAATTCGACACAAAATTGTGTCCCAAACCCGATTAACTTTAAACGGCCTAAGACACTACAACTGCGCTGGGGTTTCTAGACCTCTCCCTTCTGTAACAAGCGTTTTATCTGCTACACAAACAGAAGATACACAGAAAAAATTAGCTCATTGGAACGTTTTAAATCCAGGAGTCGCAGACGCAGCAGCAGCGCGGGGCTCTTGGGTCCACGGTGCGGTTGAAAACTATATCAGAGGTTTGGTTGTAAAACCTCCAAAAGATCTCCTCCCATTTTGGGATGATCTACCGGAAAAGCTCGATGAGCTTTTATTAGATAGCAAAGTGCTGTGGTCGGAAAAACCCTACAATCAACCTCAATGGTCAAAATTTGTAGGGGACGACGGTATAGGCAGGATTCACTATTACGATAAAGAAACAGATCACGGGTACGCAGGGTGCCCAGACATAATCTATAAGGACCAAAACGGCGAATGCATACTAGCTGACTTTAAAACATCCGCAGGTCCTTACAGTTATAGATTTCCTAAACCAAAGAGCGATATAGATGAAAAAACTCGTAAAGCTTTAGTAAGCGGTGTTTTTAAACTTAAGAAAACAAAGTTACAATTGGCTGCGTATACGATCGCGGCTGAACATTGTTTAGGAGTAAAAATAGATAAGACTCGTATAATTGTTTCCACGCCAGTGCCAGAGTACTCGGTTCAAATCTTTACTTTCGGAGCGGGCGAGTTAGAGATAGATAAGAAACAGTGGCTTGAGGTTTTAAAGAAATATTACGAACAAGTTTAAGCTCAATTTCCAAGTTACCCGTGGTCTAAGGCAGGACCACGTGTCAAAATAGTAAGACGAGGTTACGCCATGCGATTTGTTTGCTCCCTGAACTCAGAGGTTAAGAAATATTTAAACCCAAGGACTGGTAAATTAAGTCAAGGGGGTAATTTTAAAGCATTCAATGAAAATTGGGTGGCTGTTAACGAAGATATAAATTTTATATCCGAGAAAGTCAAGGACAGTTTGGGTCTCTGCGCTTGGCATCTGGTAGACGGGAAACGTGTAAAAGAGAAGACAGGATGTATCCAAGCCGGTTTAATAATCGTAGACATCGATAACCAACTCGATGGTAAAACAGAAGAGGGCGATAAGATACAAAAACAAGAACTAACTGTTGCTGAAGCTCTAGAACTAGGTATTTGTAAAAAGTATCTGTCCTCCGCTTATTACTCCCCGAGCTCCGCAGACGGGTGGCCTCGATTTAGATTAGTTTTTGGTTTAGAAAAAACCATAATTGATCCAGACTTTTTTCAATGGTTTACCCGCCAAATCTCACAGCAGATACCAGGGTCAGATCGTAGGGCCACGCTGACCGTCAATCTTTTTTATGGTTCCAAAGAAGGAGAAGATCTTATCTGTGTAACCGATAAGTACATCCCCGCAGTAAAAATAGACGAAGCCTACATCGCTTACGCTCGAATACCAAAAGAAAAACAAGACGAATCCGACCCAGATGAGTCTTTAAAACTTGATTATGCGGACACTGGAGTTTACATAAGCAAATTAGTCAGCAATGCGGTAAAAGAAATACTCGAAGGCAACCAGGTAGAAGATCGCTCTTTCGCAATGGCGATGGCTTTGAAGGAGATAATCGGTTGGTGTAACTGGCTTAAAGAAGCTAAAATTCCAACAAAGGAAAAACCACTTGACATAGCACACCGTGCGTTCTATGCTCTGTATGACTACGCCCCAGAGCTAGACGGCAAATTCAATCGAATCCTGACCAGTATTTCCGATTCTTCTTCGTTGAAACCAGCAATTTCAATAGCTGCTGAAAATGGGGAGTTAGCTCCTTGGAAAAAAATTAAGTCTCACCGCCTTGATCTCTTTGAACAATTCTGCCCAGACCAAATTAAAAATGACATCAAAAGCAAGCGAGCCAAACCAGTAAATTCGATTTTAGCTTTTGATATATTTTCAGACGACAAGCCTCAAGAAACACTTACTTCCCCTCCTCCCATTCCTATGGTTACCACGCCGGAAACACCCTCCCAATTAATTAATCTTCAACAGAACAATCGCCAGTTCTCGGAGAATGATATTGCAGACGTAATAGTAAACAATTATGGCGATCGTTTCTTATTTGACTCTACGCTAGATGAGTTCTTTACTTATGACGAAGACCAAGGCATTTGGTATTTACAGGACGATCAACACATAAAGCGTCGGATCGTGAAAACGTTAGATACTTTCGTTACTGCCGGGGTGCTTCCAAAGTACAACGCAGCTACCGTCTCGTCTGTATATCAGATACTTAAAGCCAAAATGCTGCGCTCCATCGACGGAGGTAGGACTGCAATCTGGAATAAGGGCAGACGGTTTATTCCTTTTAAAAACGGAATACTCGATCCTGAAACGCAACAGTTTAACTCAGGCAATCACAAAGATTTATTTCTACGTACGAAACTAGATTACGATTACGATAATACAGCTACGTGCCCTAAATTCTTAGCTTGGTTAGACACTGCGGTAGGAACAGAGAAAGTAGTTATTATTCAAGCGTTTCTTAGAGCACTTGTAACAGGGTACGTAACAGGGGAAAAGTTTTTACATTTGATCGGTCCAGGCGGAACGGGTAAATCCACGCTGCAGCAGATTCTTATTGCGCTTGCTGGTTTTGGTGGCACACACACAAGTGACCTAGAAACAATAGAGACAAACCGTTTTGAGACGCACAACCTTATAGGTAAGCGCCTGCTCCTGTTAACAGACGAAGCATCGTTCTCTAAACGTTTAGACACCTTGAAGAAACTTACATCTTCTTCTGACACACTACGTGCTGAACGTAAGTATGGAACACAAACTATAAACTTTAAACCTGAGCTCTTAGTCTGTATCGCATCAAACGAGCACATCTCTTCTTCAGATATAAGCAGTGGCTTGGAGCGAAGGCGGCTAACAATCGTAATGGACAAAGTTGTTCCCCCTTCACAGCGAAAAAATCTAATAAACGTATTTGAGGATCGAATTGAAGGCGAACTAGCTCCAGAACTTTCAGGGATTGTTAGTTGGGCTCTATCGATGTCAAAGGTTCAAATGCGTGACGTCTTAAGCAACCCAGTGAAGCATTGCCCCACGCTGAACACGACTGATATTGAAGCCTTGGTCTTCAACAATCCGATCTGTGCTTGGCTGTCAGACTGTTGTTTGTACTCTCCTAGCGCTAATACGACAATTGGCGGGGGTGCCTTCAGACCCTCAACGGACGAAAGTGAAAGAGGTCTATACGTTAAGAATGCATATAACGAACTCTATGCTAGCTACGTTAACTTTTGTAAGTCGAACGGATACAAGCACGCAGCAAAACAGCGATTTGTAGATCGTCTAAAGGAGACAGCACAGAACGTTTTAAAAATAGAAAAGGTTTCGCCGCGATTGATTAGCGGCAAAGCCGTGGTTACTGGTCTACAATTAAAGCCGTATGATGTCACTACAGATCGTGCGTCATACGGAGACAACCGTCTCCCCTCACCGATTGAATGGGCATCAAATCCTACCTATAGTCTTTGGAAAACTGCTTTTGAAACTCATGACAAAAACACAAACTAATCCTTGCATCGGTATCATTGCCGCTATCGGTGGGGCAGCCAGTTTATTAACAGTTTATTTTCAACCCGCAGTATTTACTTCAGTACTTGCTGCTTCTGGCGGAGCTCTGGCGGGGGCCTCTATTATTGCAGAAAAAAAACGTGAGCACGAAAACGTTATCTCAGAGGCAGCTCGTGTAACCACGGCATTTAGCCAACTCTACGACTTAAATAGAGGCATTGTATCGATAGAGCAATTAGCTTACATCGCACACGTAGCCCCAGAGCGCATAAAAGAATTTCTAGATCGCCTAGCTGAACAACAAAAAGGTCAGCTAATTACGACTGAAAAAGGAATCGTATATTCCTTCCCACACCCGGCGCATGTACTAACAGAGCTAACGAACAACGCTCAGAATTGGGCTTCTTCACAACATAAAGAATTATTAGAACAAGTAAACCTGCTGCAGCAACGTTTAACGATGCTAACTATCCAGCAAACTGCCGCGAGGTCTCAACCTTCTGGTCTGTTACCTCAACAAGAGTTAAATAATAATAAAGATACGGAATACCGGATAGATCCTTGGAATAAACTACTATAATTAAGAAATGCGATTGCAGAGCGATTTAAGAGCGGGCCTAATTAAGCCCGCTTTCGCTTTATCTATACGTTACATTAAACCAACCACGCAGACTGTGATCGTTTTGAGCTGACACTTTTACTGCTTCGATTGTCGTTGGGAGAATAGGCGAGAGTTTATTTCCTATTGCGGTAGCAATTAGTCGGTGTTCCTTTTGCGTTTCAATAGAAGCTCGAAGCCCAACATAATGAATGAAGGATCTTACGGAACCAGTAATATGAATCTTTGTAGGCGAGCACATTAACAGTATATTTCGGGCGCACTCTTTCGCAATTCCCTCCTCTAACATGTCCGTATACAGTTTCTTTCCCTCATGGAAATAATCAAAAATTCGTTGTTTAAATTTAGCGGCTACCTCAACATCAACATTATTGATAGAGTTTTGACGATTTTTTGGATCTTGTTTACGTAAATCAAAATCCCAGCACGTCTCCTCCTCCTCCTCTAGAAGATTTAGGGGATCACAGTAGCGTTGACTTGTCTCTTGAAAGTTAAAAGATTTATGACGAATTATCTGCGCAGATATAGCGCGGGAAGTTATTATTTCGAAACTTACAGAAGCTTGCTCAAAAATACTCCAGTGACCTTGACGAACACAGTACTTTATAAGTTTTGCATACTCTTCTTTTTCTGGGTCCTTTGCACTCACCCTTGCATGTCGAGCAATTACTCGTTCCGCGTCAGGTGTAATCCAATCAAGCTGAACACTGTGCACGATAGGCTAGACGATTGAACTTATATTAAACCCACGCTGAGAAATTTTTAGGTGCTTGGGAAAGCTTCTTGGTACCGAAGTCTTTTTGTGAGCTCCGTTGGTGTTATACCCCCCACCTTTGTGGGGTCTAATCCTAGCCGAGCTCCTGCCATCCTAACGGGGAAGTCATTATCCATTACTTACCTATCTGTTTCATTGCTTTTACTTTAGCTAAGACCATTAGATTTGTAGGAGTATTATGACTGGTAACTACTTTATTGTCATTCATCTCCTGAGTATTTAAAAAATATTGATTGGTCTGGAGTGTGAGCTGCTGGAGGGCTGCTCTGTTCTGCGGATTATTAGTAGCTACAGATCGCATATATTCCATCTGCGACATATCATCGGGGCTGTTACGAAACGGAATCTGTTTGTGATTGTACCCAGCAACCCCGGTAATCTCTGCACTCTTCTTAATGTTGCCTTCACTATACTCAACAGGCCCCACGGGTTGTCTTGCATATACACCTCGATCGCGGAGAATTTGTGACGCTATCCGATTGGACTCGTCCATTTGCACCCCTCGACGGATGCCGATTTCAAGAGGCGTGTTAGCCGTCATCAATCCGGGGGGAACTGCTGACAAGCCACCTAGCGGTTTCATCTCCGCAGGCATTTGATTCTCACCAGGCTTAGGTATAATTGCCATCAGTGTTTAGCTCTGTTTGCACTACGGGACATTACTCTAATATTAGCAGGACTGTTATCCCTCGGGTTCCCGTTCTTATGATCAACATCTTTTCCATCGTTTTTATGTACACGACCCTGACTTTCTAAATGTCGACGAGCCTTATTTCTAGCGGCACGGCGTTCTCTCTGGTCTTTCGTGCCATGATAATCTTCGTACTCTGCTTTATAATCTCGCGGTTTTTCGGCCATACAATTTAACTATTCTATATTCAGTTTAACTCAATCCCCCCTTGATATACCATCCAGATCCTTGCCCTTCTACCATCCAACGTGGGCCTAAATTCTTTTTGGAATACAAAAGGTTAGATCCATTTGAATTTTGGTATCCTCCCTCTACAAGATTCAATTCACCAAAGGGGTCATTGACCACGTAAGCGGTGTTATCTTCGTTACGTCCTATGATCACGATCCAATGTCCTCCGCCAGTCGGGGCACTCGAAGAACCATGATGAAGGATACCGATAGGAATCGGGATATTTTTAACTAACAAAGAATCAAGATCCGCCCAACCGCCATTTTGTTTAAATTCAGCATTTAATCCGTAATGATCCAGAGCTGAAATCTGAGCAGACGCACTGGTTGTATCTCCGTATTTATACACTGTAACCATGTATTCGTCGTCACTTTTGACGCTAGTCGGCTTCATATAACGTAACATCATCGCACATGCGCTTGAGAAACAAGATCTCAAGGGGTCTTTCTTGTTATCCCTTTGCGAAAAATAAGGTACATTCAAAACAAGTTTATTTACGTTTGTTATTTGTACAGGTGCCTCGCCAGGTTTAGGATCGTTAATAATTTTCCAGTGCTGGGGATAAAACCACCAGGATTTGTCTGGCTGCGACTCTAATACAACCTTGTAATCGATCTCACCTGGTACCATTTCAATAGATTTCCACGCATGGGCGCTTCCTTTGGGGACAAATAATTTTTTCTCGGGCTCTAATAGTGTGGCTTGGCTCGGCTCACGTTTTAACCAAGTATCCCGTTGAGCAATAATCGTGTGTGCCAAAACATCATTTATCGCGCCCTTTAAGAATAGCTCACGTTCGGCTTTTCTCCTATTGACTAAGCCCGGTAAAATTTTAGCCCCCGCGTGTACCCATTTTAAAAATTCACTAGAAACAATTAATTTGCTTGTCTTTTCGTTTAGGAGGCGTAATAAAGTTGAAGATTTTAAAGATGAGATACCTACGTTATAAACGAAGCTAACCAGGGCGTCAAATTGATTTTGATTTACAGGTACAGTTAACGATTCGTTAACCGCTTTTTCAAACATTACTAGGTCTTTTCTTAGTAATTCTTCTGCTTTTACTTGCGAAATTATTTGACCTCCGTACACACCAGACGTTGTACCAAAC